TCTAACATAACTATTTGATCCATCGTGATAAATTTGTAAATCATTACTTGCACCATATAATGACCTTGCATTATCATCGTGTAAAGTATTACCTGTCATTGTACCCCCTGCAAGTGGCAAGAATGAACCACCTGCTCCTGTGATATTTCCACTTACTACAAGATCACCTGTAACTTCTGCTCCTGCTAAAGTTGTTTGAAATCTATTTGCATTATTAAAATATAAATTAACTCCTGCATCTTGTACTGCTTGAATCATATTTTCAGTATCTGCTGCATTTCTTATTCTAACAATATTACCTGCTAATAATAAAGAACCTGTTCCTGTTTCGTTAATATAAGAATTTGAGCCATCGTGATAGATTTGTAAATCAGAATTATCACCCATTAAAATTTTAGAGGTATCTGTAAAAGTAATATCATCGTTTGAACTTACAACAATATCTGTCCCACCTGTTGTATTACCAAAAGCTAAAACCTCTTGTAAAGTGTCAACTGAAGAAAATTTATTATCTACATATAATTTTACTGCAGCACTTGTAGGCACAGTTGTATTATTATCAAAGTTTTCTATTCCATCTGAAGAGGTTACAAATTGAGTTATTGTAACACCTGTTCCTGTATCTTTTAAAGAACCCCATTCCAAAATATTAGTTACCTTAAAATCTCCTGCTGTATTTAAGAAAATACCTGTTTGATTACCTGATCCATCAGTTAATTCTTTTAATGATGCAGATATTGCAGCATTATCAATAGTCTTTAAAAGACCTTCGTAAGTATCTGATATTTTTGTGTTAAATAATGTTGCCATTCTTTGATTTTTTTATTTTATTATTTTTAGATTTCTTTAGAAAAACCTCTAATTTCTTTATGTTCTTTTTCTTTGGTTTATATCTCATAATACCCACCCATTAAAAGTTGCATCATAACTAGGATAAATATCATCATTTGTATTGCTAGTATATTCAGGATATGTTGATTCATTAAAACTCATAAAATCTATAAATCTTCTTGAATACCATTCTGCATTTGTTCTTGCTTTTTCAACTAAAAAATCTATTTCATTTTTATCTACACTTATAGAATTTTCAGATGTATGTTTAAAAACACCTCCCTGTTTTACTTGATAAGCAGCAAAAGGATAATAATTTGCCTGAGCATACCATATCAACATAGGTACGATATAATCATCTAAAATTGTTTTCCATCTTGCATTAGCAGGTTGATCAATATTAGGGATTGCTGCAGATAAACCATTGTATAAATCCGTACCCATTATTTGTTGTACATCTATTTCCTGAGCAATTTTTATGAATTGTATAAATTTATCCGTAGAAATATTCCCATCAAGTATGGAGTTTCTTATTAGGTCTGTTCTATTTATGAATAATTGTGTAGCCATTTATCTTCTTTTATTTATTTATAAACCCCTCGTTTGGCATATCAATCGGTCTTTTAGCTACTAAAGGACTATTTTTTTCAGGTCTAAATCCTTGTTTAATAGCTTGATTTACACTAATTGATGGTGCTAAAGGGCTATTAATATCAATGCTTCCTTTTCCTTTTCTCATATAAGTTTTACGCACCCAATAATGGTGGCACGCACCGCCTCCTTTGTAAAACCAAATGGAATACCCCTCAGCTTGTTTTCCTTTTGGAGCCCATCCATAATTTAATTTTACGCTATCCATCATCTGAATATCTTCTTTACGATATATTTTTCTAGCAGCTACCATTTTCTGACAAAAATCTCTACTAACATTTTTACCATCTTCAATAGTATCTTTTAAAGGTGCATATTGATAACGTACTTTAAATTGAACACCATCCACAACCTCATCTTGACTACTTTTTGCATTAGGTCTTGCTGTTCCTGTTGAAACAAATTCCCATAATTTAGATAATAAACTTTTATTTTTTTTATTCAATTGATCAATTTGATAATCTAAAGCATCTTCTGATTCGTAATCAACTTTTCTTTCATCAATTAATTCCCAATTTTCTAAATCCTCATCCTCTCCAAAAGATTCTAATTCAACTTCTTTTTTTAATGGCACACAATTAGGAACTTCTTTTCCATCTTTCATTTTTGTTCCTCTTTGCTCATATCCATCCCAACAAGGCGATTTAAGTTCTTCGTGACTTACGCAAGGCATATAATAAGTAACACCCTCAACCTCGTGTTCGTGATAACCACCACAACCCATTTCTTCAGCAACCTTTTCAGCTTCTTCCTTAGTTTCATAAGCCTTTTTACCATCAATCATTTTAAGGCTAAATTTTTGCATCTCAACACCCGTTTCCTCTTCAATAGTTTCTTTATCTTGTAAAGAACTATCTACTTCAGTAAATTCTAATGGTTGTAAGGTTGTAAAATATAGATTTAAAGAAATATCATTATAAGCAAGTATATTATCAAAGGAATCAATTAAAAGTTCCTGAAAAGGTCTAATAACTGTATTATCCATTAAAAGAGATGCAGTTTTTATTTCATCTGCATTATTTCCTAATCCTGATTGATCCTTAATACCTAAAAGCATAGGCGATACAATCCTGTGGGCAACCATTATTTTTTTGGTTGATTCTTCCGATAAAAACTGATATTGGTTGTGTGCATCAGATAATTGCACAGGAGTTATTTCTGCTTGACTTTCTTTATTGTCGTTGAATGCTAAAATAAATTTTCCTGCATTTGATGTTCCACTAAATTTTTGAGCAATCTTTTGTTCTATTAATTGTCTTTCCTGTTGGTTAGGAGTTCCATTGTTAAAGTTAATTAACATAGACGGAGCAAGTCCGTTAAGGATATTATTCAAATGATAGTTTGAAACCTCTTCTTCTAGTTCTGCATATTGTAGCCCTCCCTGATAATCTACAGGCGAATAGTAATAAAATCCTGCTTTATAAGGTTTAATGTAATATATCTCAATACTTTCTTTAGACATCCCAAAAGCAGGTATTCTTAATGGGTTATCACTTCTCTTGATATTAGCCCAATCTTTAAAATAATAATAAGCAGGAATATCTCCATCTTCATTACATTTTTCTGCTCTTAATGTCTCAACAGGAATATGCTCTAATTGTGCAATAGTTTTTCTATCTTTTGAATAAATAACTTGAACAGCACATTGTCCCATTAATTTTAAATCATAACATAATTTTCTAACAACATCCTTTTTGAATAAAGAAACCATTTGAGCATACTCATTTGGCTTCTGACTTGAATTGGTAGCATTTAAACCTTTTCCGTAAATAGCTTGACTTATACCATTTATTGCTGCATTATTAGTTGGGCTTCCATTATATCTGTCAATCAAATATTGAAAATAATTATTATCAGCACCATACTCAATATAGTCTTTTCCTGATACTTCTTTTATTTCAGGACTTGTATAAGTACTTAAATTTACAAATCCAAATTCTGATGTTTTTGAATTTTTAATAAATTGCCCTTTGCTATTTCTTAATCTTTTTTTCATCTTACTAAATATGTATTATCATAACCATCGTAAGTGGTGTATTGACCTTTATTTAATTTATAATGGTCATTTTTATCTAACTGATCAATATCTTGATTAGTACAAAATATTCTATCTTTAAACACATCTTCTATTGATTCTCTATCAACATTCCAAAGTTGTGTATATAACTCCCAAAAACTATAATTTGTATTCCAATAATTATAATCTTGGTATAATCTTAAATCATAAAAATGATTCTCAACTAATACAGGATTAAAGATATTACTAAAATTTAAATAATTGCCTGATATTGTAGCATTAGTTATATTATAGTATTTTATTACATTAGTACTATCGTCCCTTACAGATAATGTAAACTCAGTAGAGTATTCTCTAGGTATTACCGATAATTGTTGTGCTGATGCAGATGTTGTTAATATAATCATTACTAATATAACGCAAAAAAATAAATAATTTGTAAAATCAATATAGCAAAAAAAAAAGCACTCCGTTAAGAGTGCCTAATTTTAACTAAATAATAAATTATTATGCAGTTGGATCAATTTGAGTAACATCAGCTGTTACTGCTGCTGATAAGAAATAAGGTGCTGTTTCTTCTAATCCTTCAAAGGTTAGAGTAAATCCGCTTAAATCCCCTGCTGCTGCTCCTGTTACTACAGTTCCTCCTGTGCATTCCATTCCATTTTCAAATCCACAAAGGAAATTGTTTCCATAGTAATCTACAACCACAATATATGGTCTAGCTACTGCAAGCGTTTGCAATTCAGCCTGAGTTTTTGCATCTAAATATGTTAATGTTAAGTTTAAAGTTTGAGTATAAAAGGTTGTTCCATTTTCTCGTGAAGAGGTAACAGTCGTTTCTAAACTAGAATTTCCTTTTACATCATACTCATACCAACTTGGTGCAGGGCTTCCATTTGTAATGGTTGCTTCCTTTGTACTACTATCAACAGCAACGCTATCAATAGTTCCAAAGTCTGCAAACAATACTTTTTTAATCCCTCCAAAAGCACTTTTACAAGGTAATTTTCTACCTGTTGTTAATATACAAGCCATTGTTTTTTATGATTTTAAAAAAAAAGGGTAAGTAGATAAATTCTACCTACCCTGATTTATGATTATTAATTATTATTATGCGTATGATACGATGTCAGATGCAATTCCAAACTGAACAGCGGAAGTAAAACGCATTATCATTCTAACATTGTTAGATCCGTCTAAATCTGCCATATCTAGAACCTTAACTTCTTGCGTTGAATTAAGCAATCCCGTTCCAAAATAAAGGTTGCTTCTTTCAGCAGCATACATTTTATTTGCAGACATTCCCGGGCAAACAAAAATCTTAACTCCATTTACAGATAATGAACCATTATTCCACCATTGAGTTCCCATATTGTTCACACCATTTGCTCCTAATCCTGCAGCAGCAAATCCTCCTAATGCTTGTACATAAGCTTTAGCAGTTGCAGATGGTACATATAAGAATAAATCTTCTTTTCCATACAATGCAGCAGGAATAGCATCTACTACCTTAGATAATTCAGCAATAACATTTGTTGCGTCGATACCACCACCAACAGCAGCAACAGCTTGACCTGCAGGGATATCTCCTGCCGTTACAGCAGCAGCAATTAATTTTTCAAATCCATTAAAAGAATTTTTAGAACCTGCTCCTGTATCTCCTTGCCAAATACAAAATTCAGTATTTTGTGCAACTTGTGATGCAACGTGAGCAATTAAGAAATCAGAAAATTTAGGAGGTAAAGTTTGACCAATACCAAATCCCATTTGCTGAGATTCCCAATCGTTTACAAAATCATACTTACAAAGTTGTAGGTTTACTTGTAATTCTACAGGTTGAATGATTCTTTCAGTTAATGTAATTGTTGAGGTTGGATTAAAGTCACATCCTGCAGCAGCAACTACTGCATCAGTTGATAATTTCTTAATTACTTCTTTGTAAGCAATATTAGATTTTACTGTTAATCCCCCATCATCAATTGTTGATGCGCTCAATAAAGCTGCAGCAATATACTCGCCCGCAAATTGTCCCGCATAAGTGGTCGTGATGTTTGTTGTAGTAGCTAATTCTACATTTTTTAAATTACTCATTTTTTTTATTTGTTTAATTTATTTAATACTCTATCTAAAGCTGTATTGAATTTTCCTTTTCCAAATTCAAATTTTTTGGTTTGAGGTGCTTCACCCTCAGGATTGTGTTTAATTGGTTTAGAAGCAGGTTCTGATAATTGTTCTTGTACTTCTTTTGACATTTCTACTTTATCTTCAATTACTTCTTCTGACATTTCCTCT